CACCACCATTAACTGGTATTGTAAATGTTGTGCTTACTGAGTTATTAACAATAGTAACATCACTACCACCTGCACTAGTTGATTGAACTGTACTGCCGTCGCCTTTGTATAAAACAATTACACCTGTGTTGAATGCTACATTCTCATTGAATGTAAATTGAACAAACAATGTCGTGTTACTATGAACAGTGTTGTGTGTTGGACTTACTGCTGTGTAATAAGGCACTGCACCCGAAGTGAATGTATGTGTTGCTGTATTTGATTCTGCTGTGTTGTAAAACCCATTATGTTGGACTATATTAGCATCGTATAATACATAATAACTCGTACTAGGGTCTAAATCAACACTAGGGTTAATTGAAATTTCACCTGTACCTGCATTGTAAGCACTTATAACATCAATGGTGTCTAATAAAGTACCATCTGCTTTGTAAAAGTACAAGTTACCTGTACCCGCACCAACACTATTCGATGCTGTTAATATAATATTAGCAGTTCTGTGTGCTGGTGTTGTTGTTTGTAATACTAATGTTGGTAATGCACCAGTTGTGAACTTAATCACATTGTTTGCTGTAATGCCAATAAACCAAAACCCTGCATCAGTATCGTAAATTGCTTGATTATCAATAGTGATGTAATAACTTGTACTAGGGTCTAAATTAGTTGCATCGAACTGAACAGTGTTGTTACTAAAACTAACCGTAGTAATGTCAATTGTTTGATGTAATGTACCACCCACTTCGTAGATTTTAATATCACCTGTGCCTGCTTGCACATCTTGGTCAAAGTTTAATGTAACTGTAGTTGATTTAGCAGTATCAGTTGCATTTAATATAGGTGTAAAACTACTTAACAAAGGTGCTGTATCTGCAGTAAATGAGAATGCTGTTGTACTACTAATACCTGGGAATGCAAATAAATCACTATCTCTAACAGCACCTGCATCCATCAACACATAGTATTCAACCCCTGCTTCAAACGGACTTGCTGGTGTGAATGTAATTGTGTCATTAACAATACTTACAGTAGTGATGTCAAATGTTTCAACAAGTGTGTTTCCTACTGTTTTATGCAAGTAGATGTTACCTGTGTTAGCATAGATGTTAATGTCTGCTGTAATGCTTAGATAAGTGCTTCCAATTGTGCCTGTTGCATCATCGATTGGTGATGTACTAACTAAAGCAGGAGGAGTGTTTGTGCTGAATGTAAATTGTGCAGTGTCTGTAATCGCATCGTTGCCTGAACGACTACCATCTGTTGATTCGACAAAACTTGCATCAACTAGTACATAATAATCAGTACCTGCACCAAATATTGAACCTGGGTTAATCGTTACTCTACTCATTCTTAATCCTTATGTTATTACTACTCTAGCGTCTGTTGCATCAAATGAGTCGACTAAAACACCAGATGATGTATAAACATGTGCTTGACCTGGACCTGTTTGAATAGGTCTGTCAAACTCCATCTGTATGCCCGTGTCGGCAATGTTTGCGGTTGAACCTGCTGTTGGTACTGTACTTAGTATTGCAGGTCCTGTGTCTGTTGTAAATGTAAAGAAGGTAGTGTCAGTAATACCTGCCCATGTGTAACCACACGCATCCGTGAGCGTACCAGCATCTGCTAATATATAATATTCAATGCCTTGTTCTAAATCTCGAGTAGGGTTAATTGTTACAGTACTACCGCTAATATTAATAATGCCACTTGTCATATTACTATCAAATGATGTAGTTACCGACAATGTCTGTACTAAAGTAGAGTCTGCTTTGTGTATGTAAAAGTTACCTGTGCCCACTGACATACTGCGATTGAAAGTAAGAGTTAACTCAGTTTCGATGTCGACATCAATAGTATCATCCGTTGGTGAGGTTGAAACTACTGTTAATGGACTTGATGCAGTGAACATCATTGCAGTTACATCAGTTTCGCCTGGAGATGATTGGTTTGCTAGTCCTGTTAAACCACAGTTACCTGTTGCAGTATTGTCAGTAATAACCAACCCTGCGTCTAAGGTAATAAAGTAATCCGTGCCAGGCACTAATTCGGCAATAAACGGTGTTTCAACTGAAATACCAACAACAGTACACGCACCAATAGCGAATGTTTCAACTGTTGATGTTGTGCCATTACCATTGTCTTTGTGTAATACTATATTGCCTGCACCTGCAACTACATACTGATTAAAATCTAATGTAATTGTGTTCTGTGTATTACAAATAGTACCTGTCGGTGAATAACTTGTTCTAGATAGTGCAGTTGGTGTGTTTAAAGAGCCTGCTACTGAATAAGGGTCTGCACTGTATCTAGATGTATTGAAGTTCCACGGTGTAGGCAATACAATCGCAGGAGATAAACACCCATCGCAGTACTCGACAATACCTTCGTCCATCAATATGTAGTAGTCTGTGCCTAATGTTCTGTCGGCAAATGGTAGTTCAATGGTATTGTTATCAATTACCAATGACGATTCAGGTAATGTTTCAACTAAAGTACCATCACTCTCGTACAAATCAACATTACCCAATCCTAATGTCAATGGTGTGTAAATGTCTGTGTTGTCGTATACAATAAAGTACGAACCTGTAATAGGTGCTGTATTACTGCCATCACTTGGATAAGTGCCTGATTGTGTTAAGTTGCATGTTACTACTGGTGGAACTACTGGGTCTGTAGGCTCACCTGTATCGGGGTTTATTGTATTTGGAACCCAGTTAGTACCATCCCAAAACAGCACTGCATTAACAGCAGGTGCACTAGTTGTAGTATCAACATCTGTTAAATCATCAATCAACTGCGGTGCAACTACTGTAGCACCTTGTGTTGCTGTAACTAAATCATTAATAAAGTCTTGGTCTGCAACCAATGCTTCTGCCATTTGTTCAGTTGGTGTTCCACCTGTTGAACTTGGAAAGAAGTCGTCTAGTATCGCATCAATCAATGATGTATTAGGGTCACCATCAAACAACACATCTAAGTTGTTCATCAATGTCATTAAACCTAAGTTTAATAGTTGACCACCAATTGAAACATCATCAGGTAAGTTGTCAGGCTCTTGTACAGGTACATAAGCAATTAACCCACTAGCATTACTGTAAGGTCCAGTTGTGATGTTATTCATACCACGAACCTTCACATACAAATCACCAAGGTTAAGTTGAGTGTACTTTAACTGTACTGCTTGATTCTCATTGAATGCACTACCATCAGTGTTACTTTGTGTGCCTACTTTAACATAGGTTCTGTCGATGTCATTAGCAACACTTGTGTCGTGTGTAACCCAAAACTCCATTTCATCTACAATACCGCTCGGTACTAGTGCATCTATTAGAATGTGTGGACTTGAACCCGTGCCGTTGTTTGTTACATTCGGTTGGTTGGGTTTACCAATACTACCAATGCTTAATAAGCCATCATCTGTTTCAATTGCAAATTCGCTAATGTTATATGTGTAAACATCTGCATCATATTCAATACATTTAAAATCTAGTACAATTGCATTTGAAGTTTCAACTTCTTTAACATTAACAACTCTGAACACTTTGTTAGTGTAATTGTAAACACTTGATGAAACATCAATTAGTTCACCTGCTTTAATGTGCATGAAACTATAGTCTGCTTTGAAACTAATAATCTTATCAACACGCGATTGTTTTAAATCAATTAATCCAACTTTAAGTGCAGTACTTTGTTTATTAGTAAATGGTAATACCATTCGCAATGTGTTATCAGGTTCGTTGTTAAACAAATCAGCACCAGGTATGTCAATCTTAACAAAGTCTGTTGTGTCTAATATGTCAGTGTTCTGATACTGAACTTCAGCACTATTGTACAATGATGTAAGTGAAGTTCCACTTACCGAAATAGTATCAATTATATTACTATCATCAAAACTTGCTACTGATGAACCTGCTTTATTAATAATAACTGACCACTTACCTTCGTGTATGTCGTAACTTAACCATGAGCCTGTTGCTTTAGCAATTGCTTGCATGTTGTTTAATACATTCGTACCTGTATTAACTAGACCATTGATTCTTGCTTGTCCAACTTGTGATGAACCTGATGCATCAGTGTAAGTGAAACCCGATGCTACATGCGTGTTTAAATCATCTAAGCCTGTAATGTCACTTACATTGATGTTACCACCGTACACATTGTTAGTCATGTAGTCGTTTAGAACATCACCAGGCATGTCTGTGCTGTTAGTGATGTGAAATACACACTCAGGTAGCCCAACTACATTCTTCGAACGATTGTAATTAACTTCAACGATTGCGTACAACAACCCTGACATTGGGTGCGATACTGCACTCCAATTATCAAACAATGTATCAGGTGCAGGACCACCATTAAGCGGTGTGCTTTCTTTGTACAAGTAAACTTTAATTAATCCATCAACACTAGGGTCTTGATTGCCTGCACTATCAATAGTTTCACTAGCAGTGAATCCATCTACATCAAACACAACTCTATTGTTATTGAAGTAAACATTATCTAAAGTGTAACTTGATGCAGTACCATCAATTGCATTACCTGTTAACTCACTTAAAGTTAAGCAGTAACGCATTTGTTTGTAATCACTGCTTAACTGTGCATCAGTAATACTGCCCGCGAAGTAAGCACTACCGTACAGTACTGGTATTTTAGTTTCAGTACTTGGGTTAAGTTGTAATCTAGCACCTTCATCAATTGTTTCTGTTGATGTGGTATCTGAAACATTGTCTGTTAATAAGCGCGATGCGTAACCTAATATAGCAGTCTTTGCTAAGTTAGACCCGAAACTATTACCACCTAACCATTTAAACGCATCTCCAAAGAAACTCATTTCGGTGCTCCAAAGTTATAATTTGAACTTGCTAATGCATGAACTCGACCCATGCTACTTTCACCACTAAAATCAACAGGGTTAGTTCTGCGCCCACTTACCTTCTTGTTTAATACTTCAACAATACTATTACAAGCCAATGCTATTGTAGTAACTGCTACATTCGTTGAATGATTAACCTTATCAGTGATGCTGTAATTGCTAACAATACCTTTGAACTTCATTGATGGGTTGTTTGTTATCGATAATAAAGTACCATTAGTATTGAATAAACCTCTGTAGATTTCAATTGATGAACCTTTAATGTCGTGAGTTAATATATCACTAACCTCTGTTGATGGTATGCCACTAATAGTAATACTAAGTTTTGATGCACTTGCTTTCAACTCTGAAGTTGTTCCACCTATGCTTAATAAGTTACCAATGCTAGTATATGTATCACCACCAAAAGTTACTGCAGTATTGTAATCACTTAGTAACTCAGTTCCTAAGTCGGGTATTACCCACTTAATAAACATTGCACTTTCAAGTCCACTATAATTGCTTAAATCAATCATACTAAATTCTCATGAAATACAAATGCGCCTGACCAACTAACTTGATTGCGTTGAAATATAGTCCAAGTAGGCATAGTTACACAGATAACATTCCATGTTTGTCCTGAACTCAACATACCGTTGTGTAGCCAATTAGTGTAACCTGCGTTAGTGAACGCAATTGTTTCAACTGAGAATCTATTAGCACTTTCGATTGATTGAATTTGTGTTGCTACTTCATTCCACGGCATGCCGTTCGGTAACTTAACTGTGAATGTTTTGCCTGTAGTACCTCTGCTAGTAGCACGCACAGTACCATCTCGTGCTATTGTTTGCCCTACCATTGCTTTGCTATCGATAGCAATTGTTTCTGCGTGGTCTATAATCCATTGAAAACTCATATCTTGCTCCTATGCAAATGATGGTAGTGTTTCTCTACCTTGTTCAGTTAATGCAAATAAAAACTCAGGGTCGCTTGCTAGTAGTGCTTGGAAACTAGGTGCATCAACTGCATTGATGTTGTATGTAACATTAGATGCTGAACCTTTACTAACATTAGCAGGACCTTCTACTAATTCAGGTCCTGCTTCACCAACAACACCGTACCTGCCGTTCGGTATTACACCACCACCTGCAAAGTAACCAGCAAACAAGTTGCCTAAACTACTACCTGCACTACTAGCACCACCCATAATGTTTGCGGCTAACTTCTTGCTTTGTATTCTAAGCATATCGTCAATTACTGACTGTGCAAAAGACTTAAAGTTCATCTTGCCTGTTTTAGCGAAGTTGAAAATTGCATCTTCCATGTTCTGTGTTACTGAATTGAATATAGTCTTAGCGTTGTTAGCGGCATCAAATGCGGCTTCTTGATATTCTTTAAATGCATCTTTCCATGATTCTGCCCAAGTCTTTGATTGTTCAACTTGTTCTTCAACTTCATCGCCAAAGCCTTCAAGTGCATTAAGACTTGCTTCAAATTCTTCTTGTAAGTACTGAACGAACTCAGTTGCTTTTGCTTTGTTAATAACACCTTTGTCTAGTGCTTTAACAACAATAGCAACTTGTTTGTTGTATTCTCTCCACAATGCAACTGAAGGGTCCATTGTTTCTTCAATACCTTCAATTGCTTTCTTGAGTTCAATAAGACCTGAAACATTACCTGTTCCAACATTGAGTGTTGTATCTCGATTGCGTAATATTGATATTTGCTTATCAATATTGGCTATTTGCTTTAATGTGGCTTCTTTCTGACTGGCTCCTGCATTAAGTGTTAAGTCGCCTTCTAATGTTTTACGGAATTCAACTAACTTGTTTATCTTTTCGAGTACTTCTGCTTCTGTCATAACAGACAGAAGACGGTCTTTAACAGTATTGGTGGCTTTTCTAGTAACTGCATCCAATCCGCTTTGCTTCTCGTCTAGTTCGTCGCTAGCACCAATAAACATTTTAAGTACTTCATATGCGCCCCATATAGCGGCGGCAACTAATCCCCACGCACCTACGAAACGAATAACTATCTTTCCAAAACTACTAAGCATCAACTTTGCACCTGCAATAGCACCAGTGAATTCACCAAATGCTTTTATTAAAACGGTAAACTGTGCGGTTTTCTTCATTATACCAAGGGCAGCCCAAGCAACTACAAAGGTTTTAAATGTTGTTGCTAGTGCACTCATGTTCTCCCAAACAAAACGAACTGCGTCGCCCAATGATTTAAATGCATCTCGCATTGCTAAAATTGCTTCTTTGTTTTTGAGCATAGTGGATAAGTCGTCCGAAATGCTTTTGATTACTGGTGCTAACTCAGCGGCAAGTATTTGTCCAATTGCACTGAATTGACTACTTACTTTAGTCCATGCATCTTTTGCTCTTGTTGCTGATTCAACTGTATTTTTGTCAAGTACTATACCCAGGTCTTCTGCTTCGGCACGCATTGCGCTTAAACCACTAACTCCATCTTGGAGCATGTTCACCATCTGTGCGCCTTCCATGTCGAACGCGGCAACTGCTAGTCTTAGTTTTTCTTGTTCGTTGGCACTACCACTAATTGCACCCATGTAATCCATGAACACAGCGTTAATGTTACGCATACTACCATCTTGGTTCTTGAACTTAATACCAAGTGCTTCTAAGTCTTTTGCTAGTACACCAGTACCATTGCCTGCTTCACCAACTCGTCTACTAAATCGCTGTAGCGATGTATCAAGTTGTAGTGTTGACATACCTGCTAATTCAGCGGCGTGTCTAAGTTCTTGTAGTGCATCAATAGAAAAGCCTGTTTTGTTTGCTACTTTGCCTAATGCATCAGAGGCATCCAACGACTTCTTAATAAACATACCAAAGCCAACTAATGCTGTAGTTGTTAAAATACCCTTGAACTTACTGAATACTTTATTAGACTGCTTAACAGCCTTGTTAGTTTTATCGACTTTTTTCTTTAAATCAGTAAGACCTTTTAGTGCTTGTCTTACATTTAAATCGATGTCATAGACTAGTTCTGCCATGCTACTTCCTCATTAGTTTCTTGATTAACTTAGTAATGTACTCGGTAGTAGGTTTAGACATACCACGCTTTGCTTGCTTTGACCATCCTGCATCAAGGTAAGTTGCGTACTTGTACTTCGCTTTGATTTTGCCACCACTGAGTTTAGTACTTCGTTTAGCATGACCTGTATCGATAGGTGTTTTGTTGACAAAGAACTTGGTTGCCTTCTTAGACAACTGCTTCAGTTCTTTTTCAATTCTTGCTAGTGATGGTGTTACTTTATCTTTAATTGATTTACTCATTACTTAACCTTTTTAACCGCTTCTTCTAGTGTATTTATATCTAATTCATTGGTAGGCTTAGCACTGCTGTTGTGGTATTTCTCAAAGGACAATGCCATATCCATAACATACAAATCAATAGTATTAGCATCGTCTAATATGCGACTAGGTAACATATGATAGCGTGATGCCATCATATCAATCATGATAACTTGTGAAAGTTCAGGGTCGTCGGGTGATATTTCCGACCTAACTACTTTCCCAGTGTTTCAACAACCTTACCGATTACTTGCATTAACACGGTAGTAGGTAATGTAACTTCTTCTGTAATGATTTGATTGCCGTCTTCATCAAGCACTAAATCACGAACTGAATCCATGATTGTATCGAAGTTACTACCTTCAATGTTTGCTAACTTAACGAACTGTTTCATTGGTTGTCTATCCCAAGTCCAAAACTCAAGTGCTTCGCCGTACTCTTTGACGATTTCCTTTGAGGTTAATTCAACTTTTATTAGTTTGGGTTTACTTGCTAATTCTGCTAATTTCATCTTTTAATCCTGTTTTAAATAGTGTATTAATGCAATACTAAATCCAACCCTAGACTTAATCTTAGTAATAGTACTTTCAATTGAATCAAGTTCGTTTTTAGTTTTTGCTACTTCTGCTTCTAGTGTTGCAAGCAATTCTTTATCTGTTAATTCTTCAAATCTCATCACCCAAAAAGGGGTCATATAGACCCCTTCGTGTTGATTAATTAAGTGTTAAGTTATGCTATTGTATTTTGCGTAAACGAACCACTAACATCAATAGTAATCGGTGACACCCAAACTGGAGCATCAGGGTTTACCGTAGGCGACATGCCCGTGATATAACCTGTTGCTTCAACATATTTGTCACCCGTTGATGTACCTGCCCAATAAACACGAATGTCAACTTGTGTTTTGTTATTGGATAAGTTGAACACACCATCAGCATCCGCACCTGTACCTACACCTGTACCGTAAAAGGTATCGGGGTCAAGTACCATGTTAAATGTTACTTGGTTGGTTGCTGTAGTTGATACAACGAACTCTGAAGTCGTATCAAGTTGTTTCCAACGGAATTGTCCGTTACTATTGTTAACTGTTACATCTTGCAAACCAGGTAAGGTAATCGCATCGGTGGTTAAATCACCTACATGCGCTATCTTAATAGTTGCGAAGTTGCCAGTTCCTGCTACATTAATATTTGCCATTATAAATTCTCCTATGTAATGGTGGTAAATCGATACAAAACACTTGTAATAATTACATCGTCGTCGTACGAAGTTGAAATATCACATTCTCTGTCATAAGCATTGCTTATCAAAGAGGTGTCTTTTGTACCAAGCAACACAGTCTTAACTGTGTCGTAGTCGGTTGGTAAAGTCTTAGCATCATTGACAACAAACACACCAATAGTTGTTGTAGTTTTCATGACATCACTGCCATTCAATACCTGAACAATAACTTCTTGGTCTGTTTGAGGTTCATCAACATAGATTACCTTTGGATTGAGTTGGTAAAGAGGTTCGCCGTTGCTAGTCCATGGCAGGTCAGTGCTTACACTGTATGCACCTAATGCTTGGGTTTGCAAATGCTGTATTATCTCTGTTTTCATCGCTGTAAATGTAGGTTAGGTGCTGATTGTTGAACTTCAGTGCTAGTAACAGTACCTGATGCATCTGCATCGTACCAATCACCATCAACTAATAGTTCTTCAAACAACTCCGTAAATCTACTTCTATAATACTCAATCTTATTGTAATCTGCACTACTTTCATCGAAGTTCGCTAACTTAGGAAGAATGTACTGAAACATTGCGAAGTAAACGCATAGGTCAGTAAAATCTTCAGTTCGCACAATACTTGACACATCTAATGCATCGGGTATTGATGAACCTGAATATGCTTTCCACCAATCACTGGCTTTCAACTTATTCAGAATTCTAATAGTACTGCGTATTAATGTATTTTCAACATCCAATGATGTAATGCCCTCATTGATAGCAAACAGACGGTCATCCATGTTAATAACATCTTGATAGTCTGCAAAACTAACAACAGAACCGTTTTCTACTATGAAGGACATCTATCTAAACCTTACGCCGCTTTACCGATTAACTGAACACCGCCTGCCGCATTAATAATGCCACTTCCTACTACAGCACTAACAACTACATCAGTTGCTTTACCTTTAGCAGAACGCTCTTGTTCAACTTCAATTCCACCACGCATAGCAACACCAATTGCTGTACTTACAAACACTGCGCCTGTAGATTCATTATCAGTACCTGCATCAGCACCATCAGCCGCAACTACTGCGCTTGATTCGTAGATGTCAACACCTGCGATTGTACCTAAGTAGAATGCACCTAGTACACGCTCACCACCTGCTAAAGTACCTGCTAATGCAATCTTAATAGGTAATGCCGCTAATGGGTTAAGTACACAACTGTAACGCCCAACATGTCCTGATGCTCTTAGTAAAGATGCCGCACGCATAATGTCTGCAATATCCAAATCATCAGTTGTAGCACCAATAGTACCACCAGTGAATGAACTGAAGTTAGCAAATGCACCTAAGTCGATGCCTTCTGCTACTGCCATACCTGCTTGCATACCTAAGTCGTTCATTACATTAGATGAAGAACCACCTTGGTCCATGTCTTTAACACGGTTGTAAACACCCAACTCTGTCATCGTTAGTGTTGCTGAAGTTGCGCCTGTATTTGCATCAGCGAATTCATCACTACCGTTCTTGCCTGCCGCTGTCATTGATGCGTACACTGGAACTTGAACTGAGTTACCTGTTCCAGGTGCAACATTGTAAGTAGTACCTACAACTCGTGCGATTGAATTTTCGTATGTAGCGAACTGTGCCGCTGTAATTAAAGTACCAATCATTTGGTCTGTAATTGTATTTGCCATTTTTCTTTCTCCTTAAATTATAATGGTCACATCATGCCCTGTTTGGACTGATGCTCTTTAAATTTGGCTCTATCGGAAGCCTTAGTCATATCTAATTGGGTAGGGTCAAATGTATTGCCACCAGTATCAGTAACATTACCTGTTCCACTACCTTTCGGACCTGCTTGAACGAAATGCGGGTTTGTTTGTAGAAACTCTTGAACTAACTCACTAACTTGCATTGGGTCACCACTTTCGGTGTACCGTACTTGCTGTGTGCTTGAATCTAAAACTTCTACACTACCATCATTCAATTTAACTTGCCCTTGCAACAACTGAACTACTTGATTTGGATTAATTGCATGTTTTGCTGATGCTTCACTTAGCAAATTACCATTAACCTTAATATCGCGTAACTCTGTTGTTAGCGAATCAATAACACCGTCTTTCTTGGCAACAGTTTGTTTGAGTATTTCATCAAACTCGCCCCTTGCTTTCTTGGCATCAATATCACGCTCCTCTTCTGCATTAACTAAGTTGTTATATCGGTCAACATCAATACCATCGTACTTCTTGTTGAACTTAGACTTTTCACGGTCAACTCGCTGTGCTATGAGTTTATTCACATCTTCTTGTGTGAACTTTGCTTCCTGATTAGTTGTTGAAGTATCAGTAACTTCGTTATCCAAATTTTCTGTTTCTGTTTCAGACATTATTTTCCCTCTTATGTTGGAGTAAGACCTGGCAAAAGTACCAGTGTAAATGTATTTATATAACTACCTCAATCAATCATCAGTAACAGGTTCTAAGTGATGCCTACAGTTGTACCCACCCCTATTCATGAAGGGGTCGCTACCTGATTTACCTTGCCATGAGTTTTGCCATTCGTCGAGTAATTCTTGTTTAGTGAACTCTTTGCCTACATGATTACTACACCACGACCTAGTAACTGAATCAATCGGTCCACTGTAACGCCACTTAGTAATCTTTGCTTTACCTGATACATGTGCAACAATTGCTGATGTGCTTTTAAACAATCCATTGATAACACTGTTTTTAGGTTTGCCTATTTCCGCTTTAACAACATCAACTGCTGTGATGATTGCATTTGCTATAGGTGATTTTGCTACTGCATTGTTGTACAGTGCTTGCTTAATCTTAGACTTTGCTTGGTCTGCTTGCGCACGGAATGCTAGTACTGCATTAGTTTTAACATTAACAAGTACTTCTTTATCAATCTTAGTACCTGGTAACTTTGCTAGTAATAATAACCAAGCACTGTTGTATGATTCAACAACTTCATTAACTACTGTGTTGTACTCAGTTTCAAAGATGCGGTCTATTTCAGCATTGATTGTAATTGCATCAGTAGTCGACAGTTCGTTAAATGTAGCAAGATATGCTACGATTTTAGATTCAATCGTAGCACTTGCTTGTTGGAACTTATCTAAATGCTCACTGAATAGATTTTCTAATTGTTTAGCGTATTGATTCATCTACAAGTCCATCGGTAGTGAATGTACTTGACGAATCAATCTCATTCAACATATCGCTTAATGATTCATCATTATCAAACATCAATTGAATAATCTTCTTCTGCATGCCTTTCTTGAACAACTCAGAATCAATACCACTTGCTAGTGCTTGTTGATAAAACTGTAAGTCGTTGTACTTGTCGCGTGTGTTAAAACTGTTAGGGTATTCAATAATACCATCCCATGTAGTACCCACCATCAATGCAATTAACTGAAATATCTGTTCTTCTGCTAACTCTAAGTTACCTGCCTTTTCAGCAAGTCTAGCATTAAGTAAACGGAACTCAGTTTCTAATGCAACACCCGACATTGTTTTACTTTCAATTGCACGAACAGCACCTACATTAGACATGCGGTTAATTGATTCAACTTTATCGGTTATAGCATTTCTGATGCTGTCTAACGATGCTGATGTAGGTTGCATCAAGTAAGGTTTTAATCCAGGGTCTAAATCAGTAGGCATTTCAATAATACCACCTGCACCTGAACCCACTCTAGTGTCTGCTGTTTTAGCAAGTGATGGGTGACTACTTAATCTAATAATCTGTTCAATCTCACTGTTTTCATCAAAGATTGCTCGTTGCATATCTGCAACATCTGCGATGTCACTAATACTAGTTCCAGGCTTTAACCCTCTCTGTGCGTACAATGGAACTGCTGTAATCTTGTTGTAAGGATTAGGTACAGTTTCAGTAGTAATTGCTTCGCCGTTAAGTGTGACTGTATCAGTGCGGTCTTTGTAGTAAATCTTGTACACTGCTGAATCATCATCTTTGTGAATCAATGTTTTAAGCATTGTTAGTTCATACACACCGTTGTCTAGTCTAGTGTACTTCCAATCAGTAACATTAGGTGGTGTTATTAAACTCACATAAGGTCTAATGCCATTATCGATTTCATCTTGTTTAGTAGCAACTTCGGCATTAGGTCTGTCGACAACAACCCAAGTATGCCCATACACACTTGAAAGTATTGATGCTTGTTTCATGAAGTTATCCCAACTACGACCTTCACGGTCTGCATCTTCAAAGAAGTCGTTGATAATAACATCATCGGTTAACGAACCCATTGTTCTAATAGGCAACTCAGTGAATATAAACGAACTGTAAATCTGCACAATACTTGCACAGTGATTATCTAATGGTGTTTGTTTAACACGCTTCGTGTAATCAGCATCTGTTTCGATTTTGTATCGAGTTAAGTAACTCTGTGCTTTGTATTGTTCACCACCTTGAAACGAGTTCATGAAGAACTGCCAATTAGGCAACTGCTTCTTGTACAGTGGGTTTTGCTCTTCTAATGATGTTATTGTGTACATAATTTATCCTTCGTGTATTTATTAGAATGTTGCCATGCCGAATGTTGCTGATTCATCAAACTCAGGTACATCTTTGCGTATTGGGAACAAGTATTCAATCATGTAACCAATGGCATCATTAGTGTGGTCAAACCCACTGCTTTTATCAGGTATTTGTGTACCTTCTTTAAAGACCTGTTTTGATAAACCGTTAATAATATGTTTGCATTTTGGGCTTACTTTAACTTTAACAGTACCATCGCTGGTAAGTAGCATTGAGTTAACTGAGTTAATTCTATCTCTTACAGCGGGATGTTTATGCCTGTGCTTAACAGTGAACCCTGCGTTCTGTAATATTGAAACATCTGTTCTACCGTTAGCACTAGTACGGCGCTGAACGCCGCTCGGGTCTGGGTAAATCACTACTTTCTTCTTTGGGTAGCGTGTTTTAATCTCTTGTACGAGTTCATCAGTGTTGCTTGAATAGATGATTACTTCATCAATCAAGTGCAACCCATTCATTGTTTTAACAGCAATGCCTGCACTGATTGGGTTCACATTGAAGTCGCACCCAATGTAAATTGTTGTACATGCTTCGAAGTTACCCGTATACTCAGTCACATGTCGATTCGTACTAAAGTTATAGTAAATCTGACCTGAGTATGTTTCGAAACTCGCTTCATATTCTTGACGGAATGTCCTATCATCTAAATCTCTCCTCGCTTGCTCGATTTCATCTTCTGAAACTCGACCACCTTCTAATGTTGTGAATTGCCATGATGCCCATTCTTTATCGTCTTCTTGTTGACCTTTTTGGTACATATCAAACGACCAATTACCTTGACCAGCCGGTGTTGTAATAAACATTGCACTGCCGTTAGTGTCTGATAGTGTAGGTCGTAACACTTCAGTCCATGCTTCCATCTTTGTATAAGAAAACTCGTCCATCACTAAGTAGTCTAAACCTATACCACGCAATGAATCGAACTTATCCGCTCCTCTTAAACCAATAACCGACCCATTTACTAAGGTAATACTTAAATCACTTTCGTTAACCTTCTCAATCCAATTCAACTTATTCAGTTTAGCCTTCAATGGCTTCCAAACAGTTTGCTTTGCTTGACGGTATGTGGGTGCAACATAGAAGGTTGTTTTGTTGGGGAGTCGTGCTTGCTTAGCGAGTTCTCTCATTGCTAAGTAAGTCTTACCGAATCTACGACCCGAAACAACAACCTTGAATCTTGCAGTTGATTTAGTGATGGTACTTTGACCTTTACTAAGTGGCATTATTCGTCTTCACTCCAAGGTAACGGTTGGTTGTTATCACCGTGCTTCGGTCCTTGGTCTGTTTGACCTAACATCTGTTTTCCAAGCCAAATAAGTAGAGTTGTATTGCCGTTGTATGCTTCTTCGAGTTGTTTGGCTCTTAACTTCTGTTTGGTTTTTACTTGTTCTTCTTCGATGAATGTACCGAAATGACTTATAATCTGTTGGTAACTTATCCCAAAGTACTTTGCTATTTCCTTACTAGGGCAATACAACTTAGCAAGCATGCGTACTTCTTCTTCAGAAATGACAACTTTGCCTTTGCGTAAGGTTGTAAACTCAACACCCTTCTTGGTAATTTTGTAGTCTTTGGCGACTTTCTTAATTGACATTAACCCGACTTATTAGTAATTTTAAGTCTGAAAAAGCGTTCATCAGTTAATCCGTTAGTCGTGGTGATTGTGTTAGTGATGCGATATGTATTACGCAAATCACCACCACTTAACCACACCGTACTAGTACTAGCACCAACATTCATCACATTGTTGGTATCAATAACGGGTGTTACATCACCTGCGATAGTTTCAACTACCCATGTGCTTGTTGCAATAGCATCACCTGCAGTAACCCAACTACTCCAATCGATGGTGTAGTCCAATGTTGATTGTGGGTCTTTTTCGATGTGCGACCCTATTTTATCTGTGTTAAAACCTATCATGTGTAATTCCTATAATTCTATTAATCTGTTTTCAAACATCACATCAACAACCCTATCTTCACTTCGAATGTAGATAACCCTAACTGTACTTGTAGTAAGCACAAACGACTTAGCACTTGTTACCTGTGTGAACTGCGATGTTAAGTTAACACTACCATTCTGAACAATACCTGCACTAACACTCAACGATGTAGTAGCACTCATTGATGCTGTTGTATCGTAAATAATACTAGGTGCAATACTTGCGACAGCGACTACATTCATTGCAGGTAAATGTGTACCTGTAATCATTGTAGAATCAATAACAGTTGATGCTTCAACATCTAATATTGCATTTGCTCTTATGCTATTTACACTATCTGTAGTTTGTGATGTAGTAACATTGAAAATCGTATCAGTAGTTAATTGACCACCAATAGTACAACTGTATGTTGTTTGTGAATCAGTGCTTAATTGTGCATTAACTTGATTATTAGCAGTAACCGAACTAGATGTTATTATATTAGAATCAACACTTGCGCTAAGGAATGGCGAACCCATTGCAGACCAATTAGTTAATAAACCAATTGGCAAATCAGCGTGTATTTCAAGCACTGGGTTTGTTGTTTGTGTTGTATCTAATACAAGATTAAAATCAGTGGTTATTGCACCATTGATAGTACATCCATAAGTCGTATCACTACCGAGTGTAAGAGTTGATAGTAGTAAGTTACCACCAACAATGCTCTGAGTGAATACTTGATTAATATCAAGTTCTGATGTAACTTCCAATGAAGGTACTATCAATGATGTGGTATTAACGGCTAGGTTAATACCTGTGTTAACATCAACACTTGATTCGATTGCTGAACTAAACAACACATCAGCACTTACTGTACCTTCGTGTTGAACCGATGCAATAGTAGACATCGATGTATTATTAATACAATCAATATCACCATCTAACGCACCATGTATGCTAGCAACCCAACCTAATGCTGAATCTATAGTTAAACTAGGTGTGTGAACAATGCCACCACTATTGCTACTACTAAACGATGATGATATAGTCCAAGTGCCTTGCCATTGGTCTGTGTCATCCCATGTCGTAGTGTCATCCCATGTGTAACCATCACCTAATGTTATATTAACACTTGGTGATGTACTTTGAGTAAACTGCGTAGTTAATGATAACGAACCTTCTAACGGTCCACTACCACTAACATCAGCAACAACAGTTGTTGTAAAACTAGATTGCGCAGTAACTTCTGCTTCGACATACGACATCAACACCGCATCAATAGTTGTACCTACTGTTGAGTGTATTGCATCAGTTGTATAACCCGATGCGATGTAATCTGCTTCTACATAGTTGCCGAACGAACCTAGTAATAATGCCATTGCTTTACCTTATTAGTCTAATGTAATTGTTAACTGACCTGCATTGATTTGGAATGTATCCCCAGAAGTTGGTGACTTACTTACTGAAAGTGCGCCATAAAAAACCATATCAGTTCCATCAAATACACCTGCGTGCGATACTGTACCCCATGTGCCTGTAGCAGTTGGGAATGTAACATTAGCACTGTTAGTTGCAGAACCACCACTAGCCGCACCAAATGTAACACCAGTTCTTGCATAGGCATTACCGCTGATTTCAGTACCTGCACCTGTTTCTCCAGGATTATCACTAAACAAACCTACTGTTAGTACTGCTGGACTTGTGTAATTTCTTACGCCTTCGCCTAGAACATGGTCTAGGACTTTATTTTCTAAAAAATTAGTTGCCGCTGACATCTTATTTTCTCCTTATTTTAAATAACCTGTTTAACCCCAG